CTGCTCCAATCTCACGTCTGAGCATCTCACCCAATGCCATAAGCAAAGGGTCGATCTGCCCATACTCACGGAGAGTATATCCAATACTTCGCAGCCATTTTATGCGGTTGCCAACAGAACGATACTCGCTATCCCAACAAATTTTGCTGAGAAGGCGACCTATTCTAGGCATGAGCACATAAACCCCATTGGCAGGATAAAACCTACCACTGCAGAATTCGACATCAAGTGGGTCGTCGCGGAGGACAGCCTCAACTTCCATACCAAAATCAGCATAGTCGGCGGTGATTCCAAGGACACCGCCCAACCTTTGGATTTCGCGATCCGTGGTAATAGTCACACTATCATCACCACAGATGATGCTAATCCACTTCCTTCCAACACCATGAATGCTGTATTTCATAGTAGCATTAACGATGGTATCGCCAAGAGAAGTATCAGGCCACCCAGATTGCATGGTGAAAGGGACACTGTAACGAGTGCCCGATCCACTGATGCCCTTACTCACAGTGCGCACAAGGAGAGCAGCAACCTTGCGTGGTAAGTACCTCCTATAAATACGCGTAAGCGCATAGAAGGGTCCACTCAGAAGGTGCAAATCAAACCGGGACTGGTCATCCTCAAGAAAGACAAGTCTCTCTCCAAGGTCTAGCAGCTCGGACACAAACTCTATAGCACGGGCAAAGGCACAACCAATTTGTTGTGCACTCATACCACACGTATACACAATTTGTTTGCCGAGCGCAAGACCACCACGGGTCCAGTCCGGAGCGACAGACTCCTTGAAAGTGTGGGCCCACATACGGAGGTACGGGCCAACACGCGCACTGAGTTCAGGTGGGCAGCCTTGAATCCAGCGTGGATCTTTATAGACGGGCGCAACCTCGTCTTTGACAGCAATCTCCCTCTTGATAAACGATTTAGCAACAAGAGGTGGCATGTCGACTGCGTCCCGCGCGATAGCAAGGAGCATATCACGCCTGCGTGGCTTGAAAGTTCCACACCATGTCTCATAATCCATGGGTTCGTACTGGAACTGCACTTTAACTGCGGCAAGTATGTCAAGCATCATTCTGGTGTCAGCACGCCACTTCCTCTCAATTGCCAACAACCGAGCATTATCAATATGTGCAGGTAGGAACTTGCCTACCCTACCACATAATGAAATTCTCTCGTTGTGATGACATGAGCGGAAGACAGTGCCCACATAACCAGCGATACCCCACGATCCGGTTGC